TATTATAGAATTTTGATTTATTGGTTTTGAATTCCATTACTATTGGATCTAAACTAAATCTATTAGAATCCAATAAATCTGTGTATAATTCTAATAATTTGTTATTGATATTATCTGTCATTATGATTTGTGAACATTTCTTTGGCTAAATTTTCTTTTTTAGCGAAAATCACTTCAGACAATCTTTCTGCCATAGCGGATTGAAAGTGATTTTCAATCTGGGAAGCCTTCCCATCTACAATAGCATCTACTAAATTTAAAATATTATGGTCCATAAATTTACCTTATTGTTGTTTAGCTTGAGTATCATCTACTGGAGCTTGTTGATTTTGCATTTCTTGTGCTTGTTGTGCTTGTTGGAGTTGAATATCTTCAGCCATTTCTTCATTCATCAGTTCAATATCTTCTTCACTCTGCATTAACACATTCTTTTTAATCCACAACGATGAATAATATTTACCTACAAATTGATCTATAATTTGTAAATTAGCTAATCTATTTTGTAGAAGTTCAGCATCTTTTAGTTCTGAAAAATGATTATCTTCACAATATCTATATCGCATTAGAGGTGATAAATCACCCCATTCGTCTTCTCTAATAATACCTTTGCTTATTAGTTGAATTCTTAGGATAGAATCAAATAGTTCTGAAAATTTAACTCTTAATCTATTTATAAATTTGCTAAATTTGATTTCATCTCTAGTAATTTCTGAGGATCTTCCTAATGAAAAAGACATATCAGATTTCAATCTTGACATAGGAACATTCAGAGCCTGAAACAATTTATTTTGGAAATATTCCACATCGGAAATTTCACTTAAATTCGCAGCACCCGGTAGTGTATCAATTTCAGTAGATTTTCCCCCTTCTCTTCTTGGGATCCAAAGATCTTCCATGATAGAAAGATTCTTTTTATCATTTCGTACTGCGCCAGTTGTAGAATCATAAACCAATTTATTTCTAAATTTATTCATAATATCTTGAACATATTGTTCGGCTTTTACTTTAGGTAAATTACCAACATCAATATAAAATATTCTACGTTCTGGTGCTCTAGATACCCTATAGATTACAAGAGAATCTTCAATCATTTTTAATTGATTGGTGGGTTTGATAGCTTTTTGTAGGTAGCTTAATACCATACCTGTATTTCTATCTAATACGCCAGAAGTGCAATATGCAACGGAATCTAAACTCAGTTTAACACCGTGAGAAGAAGTCACAGAAAGACCTGCATCATTGTATAAATAATATTCCTCGTCTACAGCAGTAAGATCTACACCTGTAGATGATTTAGATTTCTTTAAAATTTTGACCTTTCGTATTTTCTGAGGATCTATATACCTCAACTCAGAAATACCTTGTTTTGTATTAGATTCATCTACTAGAATATTGTAGAAGAGTCTGCCATCAACATACCAAGTTCTGAATATGTCATGACCTCTTGTATTGAATTTGAGTAATTTTAATACCGTATCAAATTCATCTGTAAATTTAGCTTTAATAGCATTAGATAATTTTGTATTATCAAGAATTAATTCTACGGGTCTTTTGATAGTATCATAGACTATAGCTTCATTGACAATATCTTCAATAGCTGAATCGCAATCTGGATATGCACTAGTTTCTCTACATCTAGAAATCAGTTCATTATCGTTGGAAATGCTACCATCAAGATCAATTGATAATCCATAATAGTTTGCAACATTAACAAGAGAGGAGCCATCATCATATAGAGGTGGCACAACTGATGCCACCTCTGATGATTTCACTTTCTTTTTGGTTAAATTTAAGCCAAAAATTTCCATTATATATTATTCCTTATATTATAGTGTGTCTTCTGGAGCAGAATCCTCTGTAACCCAATAATCATAAGAAAATGTTACAGGGAACGATTCAATTTCACCACCAGCATTATAACTTAATGCAATATCTCCAATATTGGTTGGAAATGCATTTACAAATGTATAAGTTTTTATTTGTTCTCCATTTCTATTTAATTGATCAACAAATAACTCAGATACATAATCTTTGGGGGCCATAACACCACTAGTGTTTTGTGCATTTAACATGCGCTCAGACCAATATTCAAAGGCATCTCTAATATCAAAATCAGTATCATTATATACATTGATAGACCAATCTCCAAATACTCGTTCTCCTGCAACATGAACAGATCTGCCTTGAAACATAACTGGAATTTCTGTTATTGAGGACGCTGGCAAAGATGCACTATTACATAAAAAAGTTAATTTTCTATTTATTTTTGATTCGGCCCATTTTATAGGTATTGATACTAGAAAATGGTTGGCTCTTGCACCACCACCAGCAAGGTTGGATTTAAATTGTGAAATAGATGTCATATATTACCCCTTATACTCCGCCGACAGTGCTAAAACTAACACCTTGTGCTGTTGCTATGAAATTCAATTGAATAAAATTGATACTATAATTTGGTTGAATATAGATATCTGCAATAAAATTATTAGTAGAAACCACTTCTGGTGTATTATTTGTACTATCACAAATTACTTGATAATCACTAATACCTCGTCTGCCTTTAATATTTCTCAAGAATGGGATAATCATATTTTTAAATTGTGCTTGTGTAAAAGAATCATTAAAGTCAAATAACTGATATTGAGCAGCAATAGAAATTGATTTTTCAAGAATAATAAACAATCTTCTTACACCAATTCTATCAAAAGCGCTGGGTTTAGATAATAATGTTTTATCTCCATATAAAACTACACCTTGACCAGGGAATGATACAACTGGGTTAATGCCTTTACTATACAAAGCATCACGATCAGCTTTATTAGGATTATATGCCAATTTCACTACATTTTTAATTTGACCACGATTAAATCCACCTGGAGAAAACCAAGGATCATTAGTCACATCAGTTCTAGCACACAATCCAGCAATATCACCATTTAATGGAACCCAACGATATTTATCAGAATAGCGGTCATATTGATATTTATAGCCAGTATCAATAACTGCAAATGATGTTGAAGGTAGTCCATTTCTGTATGCGATAATAGAAGTGGCGACTTCAGAAGTATTGCCCATTAAAATATCACCAGTAGTTACGTCTTCGGGTGATATGAATACAATGACATCTTCTCTGACTGTGGCAACATTATCAATTATAAATGTTGCTACACTCGAAGATGCTTTACCTGCAGCAATATAAGCAATTTGATAATCTACGTCATTAACAAATAAACTATATGCATCCATGAGATCGCCATCATCTACTACAAAATCATCAACGCCACCAGCCAGATTAAGGGATATTGCTGAAGTAAGTGTAGAATATACAGTAGTACTATTGAGATCAGTGTCCCAATCACTAGCCAATTTTGTCATAGCCCAAACATATTTAGATTGGGTATTTAAAACTTCTTTATAATAATTATTGGTACCTGCAGAATTTTTAGAATTAGAAGCTTTAGATAGAAATGAGTATTTTTCAAGTATCGCACCAGGAACGCCAGTCCATTCACCGATTGAGTCTATGATTAATACATGGATTTCATCTTTGGCGGCAAGGGCACCTTTACTGATTGCCCAATCGGTAGTGCTAGGAGATGCTTGAAATTGACTAGCGTATTTCCAATCAATATTGCCTTTTGCTGCAGTCAATTTGATAGTAGACGCTTTAGTAAATGTAGCAGCAGTATTGGATTCAATAGATAGAATAGTACCAACTACTATACCTAATGTATTTTTAAGAGTAGCACCAACATATAATTCGGTTAAAAATTGAGTACCTGAGCCAGAAAGTGTAGATGTAGCTAATACTGGTGGTGTTGCTGCACTATCTGCAATAATAGTTGTCAAATTTCCAGTTAGCACTGTACCAGTAAAAGTATTCACATCGGCAACATGTACACCAATTGAATTTCCCAAAATGCCAGGATATTTTGCAGCAAAAATTTGTGGGTTAATAGTATTTTCAAAATCTACTTGATAATGTGTGAGATTTTTAACTTTAACTGCTGGACCAAAAGCAACAGCATTTCTCTGTCCAACAGTATCAACACGAACATTCAGCAAATTGGCTGAATATGCTAGGTAATTTGCAGCGGTAAAGAAGGATTGCGCAGTAAGATCATTTGGTTTCCCAAATCTTGCCACGAGTTCATTTTCGGATGTGATAGTAACAGGTGAAGAGACAGGACCCCAACGATATGCGCCAGCAACAGCGCAAGCACTAGAAGCAACGGCGGGGACAACATTGGTAAAATCTCTTTCTGTAACTACCACACCTGGTGATAATTGAATTGCCATATAAATACTCCATATGATATAAAAAAAAGGTTAGACTAAAATATTTTAGAACTACTTGTATTTAGTAAAATTGAAAAGTCACTCAAAAGTTATAATTATCATCATCAGAAGATCCATCTAATAACCAACCAACGGGCAACATTTCTTGTTCAATAGAGCGCATTCTATCTTCAAACATAATATCTCTCATATTTATGTCTGTTAATAATTTAAAATAAGGATCTGCTGTCAGCCATGCGAAAAGAACTAATGTCATAGTCAAATCGTCGTGATAACCTTCATCGGCTGCATAATATCCATTAGTTTCAATAAATGTTGATAATTCTTTTATAGTATCAATATCATTTATTAATAATTTATTTTCCTCTAAAAGGGTTTTTAGATTAGTACATCCGATTCTTTTAATTTTTCTGTCTGTTGTTACGCCCAAGTTGGATTTTGTGTTAGAAAATCCACTAGAAACACTTTGCCCCTTAGTGTTTCTAGTGATAAATAAAATATTCTCATACTCTAGTTCTGAATATAAAATATAACTAACCTGCTCAGAACTATTTATTTCTATAAGTACATAAGCATTATTGTATTCTGTTGCTACCTTATAAATCATATTCGGATACAATAATGGACTAATTCTATTACATTTATATTTAGCAACTAAAATATAAGGTGATGTTGTAATATCAATAATAGTAAAGGCGGAATAGTCGCCACCTACACCCTTTGCAGTATCTACAACCATAACATAATTGTGATTAGATATGGGTTTAATTGATACATCTAGTCCATCTTTAGAATATATAAATGGAGTAGCAGTTAATCTAGATAATGTATCTGAATGTATAAGTGTAGATGAAGACCCTAAAAAAGAACAGTTATGTGAAATCAAACCATCGGAAATATATAAATTACCATTGGCGACATTAATAGGATCATATACATCAAATACACCATTGGGAGTTATATCTAGTATTTTTTTATTAGATATATATTGCCCTATTATTAAATCTTTGGATTTAATTTTATTCAAACCATCTATAAAAATATGATCTGGTGTAGTTATAATAAAAGTATTATCGTAGAATGATATTTTTAAAGTATCTTTTTTATTTTGTATTATCCCATCAAATTCTTGAAATCCTGATGGTGTTAATATTTTATAATCTAGATATTTATAAGCTTCTGATATTGGTATTATTATAATCTGTTTACTGCTATCCATTAAAGTGATAGTAGTATCGCCACCAACACAAAGTATTTCTTGGTTAAATTTAAGCTCACCTAGGACCTGTTTTTGTTCATTAGCCCAAACTTCATCTCTACCAGGATGTTCCCAATAATTAACTGATACTGGTACAAATCCATTAATTCCATTTTCTGCCTCATTCCAATATTTCCAGAATAAATTATAGCCTAGTGGTGTAGAAGTGAGGACGACTTTCGTGGTTTTACCTGATGAAATAGTAGGATATGTAGAAGTGAAGAATTCTTCAGCGATATTATTTGGTATAATAGCAGCTTCATCTACATAAAGTAGATTGCAATTGTGACTTATTATTCCATTAGTGTAATAAGAATTAGTTTCTTGCACATCTTGTAAATCATACACTTGACGTATTCCAGAATTGGCAATATCTATTATCACGCTTCGTTGAAGTACATCTCCAATAGATAAAGTTTTTGCTTCTATCCATACATCATTTTGAAGAAACCTGTGGTTTAATGTACAAGTTATTTCTGCAATATCTAAAAATTTAATCGTTATAGTTTCTTGATGTCCCTGGTCTAAAATTGACTTAAAATTTTTAAAGCCCTTTTGTGTCAAAACTTGCATAGATGGTTTATAAATTAATTGATTGATGTTTATTTTATAGACATTAGTATCATCTCTTATACAAATTTCAGTATCACCAGAAACACAAGATTTCCCTCTAATCCCCGAAGCAGAAGTTGCGGCTGTAAAAACTTTTGAATTATTCTCTAATTCTATATCACCCTTATTCCATACCTTTACTCCCTGTTGTAACCAGTTGGGTAAATATTCAAACATTAATTGATATCTAGAAAGAATTTCCCTAGCAGCAGATGCCTTATTTGCCAATACAGCAACAGTTTTATTATCATTGAAAATAGAATAGTATAAAATATATGCAGCAACAGTTTGGGTATTATGGGATAAAATATTATTGGTATAATATGTATGATTTTCCGAATCTATTGATAGATCGTACATATTCTCAGTACAATTTTGATTTTCAACTAATATAACTTTTGAAATACCCATTTTAGTTCTTATTTCTACATCTAAAGAATCTATAGCAAATATTTCATTATAATCTTTATCAATAAGAATATGGGTATCCGCACATTCTATAAATAAGCTATTTTCTAATGTTATTTTATAAAGAGCATATTCAATAGTTTTATTAGATGAAATAATATCAACAAATCCTTCTTCAGATTCAATCTCCCAATCTGAAGAAGGATTTATCTCTATAAATTTACGTTCTATGTTGTCAGAAAGTTTATACATATATTCCATTAAAGTTTTCAGTGAATTCTTGGTGATTATATATTTAGTGTCTTTTAATATTGCATATATACTATTTAATACTTCTGTTTATCTAAAAATGATATTATTATAATTAATATAGGTATCTTTTTTTCAAATCTTTTGATGTATATTAT